TAATGCCAATGCTTTTCTTGTTGGCTCTCCATTAGGTTTTTTCATTGGTCCCTTCATGCCTGCAAATCTTGCTGCAAAGGATACACGTCTTGGATTAGTTCCTGATTTTACAGGAGCTTTTAAATTACCGCCAGTCTCTGCATTGTATGATGCACGACCTTTAGCATTTAGGCCACCCTTTTCATTTTTGCCTTCACTTCTTGTCCAAGCTGGTGTTTTATGTATCATTTCTTCATTTTATTTAATACAGCTTTTACAGCCAAAGACCTGTATCTTGCTGCATTTGTTGAATCAGCTGTTGCTTCTTGCTTTGCTTTATCGGCAATTTTAAGTCTATCATTCCCACTTAAAGTTTTACCCCAAGTTGATATATCTTTAGCAATACTTGCGCTTACCTGCTTATCTGCAACTTTATTTCTTACTGTGGCTTCTCCAATACTCCTTTGTTGATAAGCAAATTTTTTCTTTGCGATGCTTTCTCTATCTAAAGAGTCAGCTATTTCCATTGTTCTTTCAGGAGTCAATAATGTTTTTTTAGGAGGCTGTTGTTCCATAACTATTTTTTTTCTTCTTTTTTAATCTTCTTCTCTTGCTCCAACATTTCCTTAGTTGGCTTCTTTCCACTACCGGCTTTGGCTCTGATGTTATTCCACAATCCGTTCATAACACCTAGTTTATTTAACTTTCCTTTCATGTTACTAAGTTAACGATTATTTTTTAATAATTCAATATCTGTTACGGGAATTATTGTTCCAACTGGATACGGAGCTCCTAGTGGTGCTTGAGTTATAGACTTCTGTCCGGGGTGAACTCTTATTGCTCTACGAAGTGGAACTGCCGCTTCATTAATTGGACCATAACATTCCGCTAATGTAACGCCATTAATTTTATTAGGTAAAACTTTACATGGCATACAGAACATATTACTCATTCCGCCGCCGGGTTCTCTAGTTACTATAAATGAACGGTTTACTGTAGGTAAACTTTTCCAAGTTGGAGCTTGTGGAACAGTATCATAATACCAAAAAAATGACCAAACTGTTTTATCTGTACCATCTGGTGTAATAGATGGATTTGGAACTAACATCACATTGGCAATTGATGGACCTTCCACTACTGGGCATACTGAAATGCCTTGTATGAATTTTTTACCCTGAACTGTTATTGTATCTGTTGTTCTCTTGGTTCCAGAAGCTCCGCAAAAAGCAAATTTGCCATTATAAATCTTCAGTGCCTTCTCTTGAGAGAAAGATGAAAATGTTAAAATTAACAATAACCCTAATAATACTGATTTTTTCATGTTGTTTTTTATATTTACTAAGTTAATCAACTATTTAATATTAATTATTAACAATTTATAAACTCTTATTGTTAGTAAGTTTATTATATCTTGCCAATATTGAAGTTTTTATGTGTGCTTTCTAGCTCAACTAGGTATTCTCTTGCTCTTTCTACCTTGAATAATAGTATTCTTTCTGCAACATCTATGTCATCAAAGGTCATGTTGAATGTAATTTTAGCTGACTCCTTTACAAATTCAGGGCTTTCTTCTGATATTACATCCATTTTCTTCAATAGGTAGTATTTCTCCTGCTCAATGATACTATCTGGAGTATTTACTAAGCAATAAGCGATATACGCCTGCTCTGCGTTTGTAAGCCACATATAAGACATCAACTGCCAGTAGTATAGATTATCCAATTTATCAGGAATATTGCCTAGAAATGTCCATAAATCGTAACTAGACTTAATATCTGTGATAATATCTGCATTTGTTACGCTTTCTCCTTCAAAAATATCTGGCAATCCTGTAATAAAATCGTTTTGTATACGTTCTTCATTCTTCTGAAGGTGCTTCTTTAGGTATCTTGATAGCAAATCAATAGAGTTTTCTTCTACTTCTACTCCTTTTCTCATTTGCTTTGTCTGAATATCTCTCTTTCTACCGTATTTTTCAGCAATGTATACGTCTAATAGGTGTGATTTTGCAGTTTTTGATAATTCTCCGGCATCTTTTGCTGCTTTTGATTGTGGTTCTGTCATCAAATAACCTACGGAACTAGAGCGAATAAGGGTTTTAGAAAAGTCTATCATGTTATTTAGCTTTTAAGGTTTTAAGTTTTTCTTCGTAGTATTCCTTTAGTGATTTGGGAATTACGAATTGGTATGTTTTTAATTCAGCGATAGTATTGCAATCATCTATTAGTAATTTGTACCTCTGCTCTGCCCTGTCTGGTGATTCTTTTTCTATTACAACAGTTGGTAAATCCGCTTCTTCTGTTCCTCTATTAAGTCCACCACCAAATAGCTTACCAACTTTTCTGCAAGCATTTTTAAATGCCATTGTAGAACACTTTGGTGTAGCCAATGATAATAATTTCATTGAGTTTACGTATTCAGTTGCGGTTCCTGTTTGTATATATTCCTTTCCGCCACTAGAGTAAAATAACTTCACTGTCTGTGTTACTGATACACCATTTTTATCTTGATATACAATTGGAGAAAAAATTATCTCATAGTGCCAGTCATCAAACACTTTGTCACAAAGGCTTTCAATCAATTCTACTTCATTGAATTCGTATTCAGTTTCATTTGAAACAGACTTCTTTGTTTTAATCCATTCTTTTGGTTGCTCTATGTTGCAGAGTTCTTTAAATGTGCGTGCGTTTGCGATTTGGTTATCCACCAATTGCAGTAGTTCTTTAGTTGTCATTAGTTAAGGCCGTTTTATTATTTCACTCTTGTTACGTGGGTCGCTGCATCAAGAGATTTAATTTTGAAAGTCTTGTCTTTGTGTTCTTCTTTTCTTTTGAGATTAGAAACCATTACCATTACTGATGTGTATGGGTTATTTAGTACAATAGTTTCGTTTAGCTGCAACTGAGCAACTTTGTTTGATACTGATTCTGGGTCTGGATGTCGTGCCATGTGTATTTGTTTTATTTTAGAACAAAAGTATATTAATTAATTTAATTAAAAAAATAAATTTAATAAAAAGCCCCCATATAAAAATATACAGGGGCGTGCGACCTTAACTAAATCTTATTGCTAAAACAAATATAATGAAAATACCTTTTAACTTTTGATTAACAAATCAAATATTATTTTTGCAATATAAAATTTAAAACAATGATTGAGACTTTTAACAACTGTGTTTACATTTTGGAAAACATTGCTTACATTCTCGGAATTACATACGAGGAAATAAACGTATGGGTATTCTGCATTATTTGGCCAATCCTAACAATATGGTTAGCTTACATGGCTTTTGGTAGGAAGATAAAAAGAAAGATTATTTTTTAGGTTTACCCGTTTTCTCATCAAAGTATATTCTTCCGTAAACTTTTTGAGGAGAAACAAATCCGGCTTTGGCAAATTTACCAAGAGCGGTGCTTAATAGGTTTGTATTTTCTCCTGAAGTGCCGCTAGTTGGGTTTACATCCCATACATCAGAGTAACTAAGGTATGTGCCCTTTTTGTCTTTTTTAACGCCTAATGTTCCTTGACCAAGACCCGGAACTTTCATTACATAACCACCTTTACCTTTTTCGTAAGGCAAGCCCGATTCTGTCAATAGTTTTTCCAAATCGGCTTCTGAGCGAATTCCAGATTCTAGAATTTTTCTACCTTGTTCTGTTTGGGTAAACATATTGTTCAAGATGTCGCTTTCAATAGCTGCCGACTTCATGTATTTTGAACCTTTCTCTGCAATCTTGTTCTTGCTTCGTTTGATGGCATACCAGTGTATGGGTCAACGCCTTGCTGTGCGGCCTTTTCAGTTAAAACTCTATTTGGCTCTTTTTCTCCAAGGGCTGTATTTACTGCACGACCAAGCCAAGGCATTTGCTCACCGGTTTGCATATCCACATCATTGTAGTTGTATGGATTTACGTTTTCCGAAATATTTCTTAACGCTTTTCTGGTTAATAAAGACGCATTGAAAAGCGGTCCAGTTATAGGGTTTGTAAAAGCCTCGTTTGTCATTACATCAGCAAAAACATTCGCAGCTTTGCCAAGCATTTTTTTACCAAACGATGGTTCTTCTTTTTGTTTTTTCTTTGGTTGTTGAGCCTCTTGCTGAGAAACCTGTTGAGATATTCTTGACAGCAATTCACCACTAGCCGCATCTTCACCTTCTTGCAAAAATGGCAATCTACTAACCGGTGAATTCATTCTACCAAATCCACTGTAAGATTTAAAAGGGGGCTGTGTTATACCAAGTGCCATCAAATCAATTTTCACAAATATACCACAAAATCACAGATTCACCACCGACCAAAAAAGAAAAAACAAAACACCCAAAAAAAATTTGAAATTTTCTGACAATTAATTTAATTAATGGATTGCAGGGCAACCTCGCTTAGACGTGTGGGGGGTGACGTTTTAAAACTGGGGGTGTGTTTTTCTTCGGGCAAATGGCAAAGCCAATGGCGGCGGGGGTTGGTTTTCGGTTTTCAGTTTCGTTTCGGGCTATGTTGTGTTATTGCGCTTTGTTGGTTTCGGGTACGGGCAAAGCTATTGCGCTCTATTGCGTTTCTTTGGTATCTTGTTTGGTGTTTGGTTATGTGTGTAAGGGGGTAGGGTCATTTTGAAAAAATAAGGGCTAAAATGGGCTTTAAATTCAATATTTTGATTTTAAGTTCAAATATGGGCTATTTTGGGGCTAATTAAGTTAATTTTTATGCGTAAATTAAATTAAAAAATAGCCATTAATTAAATTAAAAAACATATTTTTGGTAGCTACATTTGAATATATTTACAACTTTTGTAGTAAAATATATTTTTTATTTACAACTTTTGTAGTATTTTTGTTAAATGGAAAAAAAGATACAAAGACAGATACTTTATACGAAGGAATCAAAAAGTGATTTTATCGTAAAAGACAAAGAAGTTACAAAAATTAAAACTTTAGACCAATCTGAAGATGAAAGATGCAAGCGGATACTTTTATGGATTAAATCTCATAATAAGTTTAAATGGTCGACTATGTGTTCTGAAATAGGAATAGATAAGGGTAATTTCCAAAAAATGTTAAAAAAGGGAAAGATAAGTGTTGCGTTGGATTATATTATCAAGATAGAATTGGAACTTAAAAAGTATGGATTTTAATTAATTAAAAAGTAATATGAAAAGATTTATAAGCTTTAGTGGCGGTGTTGAGTCAACTACAATGTGTTTGCTTTATGGCAAAGGAGCGACTGCTATTTGGTGTGATACCGGTGCAGAACATGGTGAAATGTATGAAAGGATTAATAAAGTTGAAGATTATTTAAAAGACTTTCATAATGGTGAATTTAATTTAATTAAAATAGGGGGGGGGAAATTGTATAAAGGTCAATTATACTCTAGTTTAGAGGATTTGATAGTTGCTTGCAAGGTTATGCCTAGCCAACAAATGAGATTTTGTACAAATTATTTTAAAGCTGCTCCAATTGATAAATACTTAAAAGAACAAGGGGAATGTGAATTAATGATTGGATTTAATTATGATGAACAAGGTAGAACTGGTAGTTTAGAAGCTATGCCAAATGTAAAATATACCTACCCTTTGATTGCAGATGGTTATGACAGGAATGATTGCGAAGAAATATTGAAAAAACATGGTATGCACCCAAATTTCCCTGTATATATGATGCGAGGAGGATGTAGGATGTGTTTTTTCAAAAGCGAAAAAGAATACAGGGCTATGTATCATTTGAATAATAAAGAATTTATGGAGGTATTGGAATTTGAGGAAAAAATTCAAGATAAAAGGAAGAAATTTTATTCAATAATGGGTAACGGGAAAAGACTTAGAGATTTAATGGCTGATTGTGAAAACGAAAAATCAATGTTTCCGGATATTGATAAATTATACAAATCATTAAAAAAAGAGACAAGTTGCGGCGCATTTTGTCACAGATAAACTATGAAAAACTATTATTTAAGGTCAAATTATGAAAGCCAAGTAGTTAAACTATCATTAATAGCCAATGAAAAGGTTAGAAACCTGAAATACCTATCCGACTACCAGCTTCTTTGTATGCTAAATGATTTACTAATTAAATTAAATTTAATCCCTTTTACAGAAGAAGAACTAGAAATAGACCTTGTATAAAAAAGCCCCCATTAAGAATAATAGGGGCCCTAACTAAATCAAACCAAAAAACACACATGAGAACTGTGTAAAATTATATTATTTTTTTGGTTTTTGATATATTTTTAGTTGAACACTAAATCTTTTTTTGCAAACTTTTCTTTTAATTTAATTACTAGGTCTAAATATATAGTCCTAAATTCCTCGTTTGTATTAATTAAATCATCAAAACACTTACACGCATACATTACTGTTGTATGGTCGTATTTCCTTGTTTTACTTGTTGCAATAGTTTGACCAATTGAGGCAAATGAATTACCCATCATTCTAGCTAATTTAAAGTATATGAATCTGTAATTAACTATATCACGATGTCTACCACTGTTTGCTAAACGAGCTATATCATTACCGATTCTTTGATTACCGAACTTTTCTTTCATTAATCCATCAATAAAATCCCTAAGCATTAAAATAGGAACCTTTGGTATATCAGACCTTTCATCTATCATGGTTAAAACATGAGGCTCATACCCAATTTTTTCTTTAAACTCTTTTTTAAATCTTTCAATAATCTTTGCTTCCAATCTTCTTTTGTAAAGCAATGTTTCTGTTTCAACTTCTGGTCTTTCTAAATACTCGTTCAACTCTACACTCATTTTTCAAATTTTTTCTTTACTAAATTTAGTTTATGTCTGTATTCTATGATTAAAGATTTTAACTCATCTCTTGTTGGCTTAGAAATTTGCCTAGCTTCTTCTTGCAGATATTCTACAATACCCGGTTCTTCTTCTTCTAACTTTTGTCTATATACATCAATGTTTCCTGATAGAAAACAATTGTCGTATTCTGATTGAGGTCTGCAGTTTTGAGGAAGCCATCTGGTTGCATAATTTTTACGGCTAATAAAATGACCACACTGAGACTCTTGCCATTTCATTAATTTGCCAGATGTATAACAAGCAACCATACCATCTTTGTTTGCGTATTTACACCTAATGTATTGGCTGAATATAGAATCTAAATCCTCAACCAAGTGTTTCAAACTTTCATCGTGCTGTTCTTCTTCGTATTTCTCTACTCTTTTAGAAGTGCTTTTTACTGTTGCACATTGCTTACACATTTTTTTAGAAAAATGATAATCTAATGTACCGCACTAAAAAACCTTTTGACGTATCATTATCTCCACCTTTTTTTAAATACATTCCGTCTGTATAATATTTTCTAAGTTTAACTTTTAATATTTCAACTTCAAATATAATTGCAAATCCTACTTCATCTATTTTATAAACCCAATAATCAGCATCAGTTGTTGCAATTCCAGATGGCTTACCTCTAGACTCATACTCTATAAAAACATTTCCTGTTTTATGTGTCATTCGGTCTGTTTTTACTTCTACCTTTTTACCTTTTGCAAATATTTCATTTACCCAATCCTCACCAGATTCTCCAAAATTCAAATCGTGAGTAAAACTTGAAGAATACTTCATCTAATGTATGCTTAAATTATTAATCACTTCTTCTTTTTGCTTATCAGTTAATTTAGGTAAAATATCTATTCCCCTACCTGCTATAACAACCTCTACAGAATTCAATTCTATAGTAACCTCATCTTCACTATCATCTTGTAATGTCTTAGGAACTCTTTCAATTATTTCAGTAAAATCAACAATCATTTCCATTTTACCTGCTATTTCAAATAACTCGTTCTTGTAATTAATTTCCATTTTATTATTATTTTATAAATTCAAAAAACAATCCATTAACTTCAGCGTCTATTCTTATACATCTTGATATATGGCTTATTGATACATTTTGTTCTTTAGCAACTTCAGATATACTACTGTAAACTTTATTATTATTTTTACAAATAACCATCTTTACATTTAAACCCTTTTTTACTCCTGAGCAATTTTTAGGGTTACCAAAAGTGTATTTAAAACTCTTTTTTACAGTACCCATACTAATCTATTTTTGTTACTTTGCCATTTATGTACCTATATTTACCAATAAACACACCGTCTCTATAAACCTCTATTACAAAGTCTAATAATTCTGCAAGTTTGTAGATATTATCTCTATTTTCAATCATAATGCAAAGATATGATTAATTAAATTAAAAACAAATATTTTTTCATAAAAAATTTATTTGTCTACATTTTTGTATTTTTGATTTTTTATCACTTACTTTGCATAAATAACCTAAAAACAATGGAACCACAAAGAACACTAACAGCACTATTGAAAATAGCCCTAGATGGAAGGACAAATAGGTGGCTATCAAAGAAAACAGGTATTCAGGAGTCTGAAATATCAAGGATTGTATCTGGAAGATTAATCCCAACTGATAAGCAGCTAGAAAAAATAAGAGCTGCCTTCCCGTACCAAGTAAATTTCTAATACCGACAAAATATTGCAATGGCAAAAGATGCTTATTATTTTTCACACGATAGTAATTCTCAGGATGACCCTAAATGTATGATACTTATTGACCAATTAGGTATGGAAGGTTATGGTATATTTTGGGCGTTAATTGAGAAGTTAAGGAATGAAACTGACTACCGATTACCTATAGCGCTTACTGGAAGTTATGCTAAAAGATGGGGNNNCTGATAATCAATTAGTTAATGCAAACGCAATGCAGTCGCATAGCAAACGCAATGCAGTCGGTATGCGAAATGATGCTATTAAAGGAAAGGAAAGTAAAGGAAAAGAAAAGAAAGAAAAGGAAAGTAAAGTAAAGGAAACAGCATACCGAGACAACATCAGTTTGTTAGAAAATGAAAATGAAAAGCTAGTATCCGAATATGGTCAAGATTTTGTTAATGCCTGTTACGATTTACTATCTTCCTATAAAATTGAAAAATCCTATACAACCAAGTCTGATTATTTAACGATTAAAAGATGGGTTGTTGATGCGGTCATGGAGAAGGGTAAGGTAAAGCCAAAAATAATTAAATTAAATACTGAAAATAAATTAAACGCTGAATTAGAGGAATACAAAAAAAGACAATCTGAATTAGGCCAATCTTTATAAAATAAAACGATGCAAGTAACAATATTTGAAAACATATTTTCCAAGAACCCATTTTACATATCCGTAAGTGATGCTTTATCTAGAATATCTTCAGGTAAAAGTATGGCTTTGGTTAATGAGATTCGTGGAACACTAGATAAATCAAAATCTCAAAAATTAAAAGCTAATCTACCATCCGTTTGTTTTAGTGGAAGGTTTGGTAGCGACAGAAAAGATGAGCAGATAATTGAGCATAGTGGATTTATAGTTTTAGATTTTGATGATGTTAGTGATTTAAGAGAAAAACAAACAGAGATAATTTCAAAACCATTCGTTTATGCTTGTTGGGTTAGTCCATCAGGTAATGGATTGAAAGCGTTAATTAAAATTGCCGATGGCTCAAAACATAGAGAGCACTTTCAATCTTTACAAGAAGTTTTTCCTGAAATAGATAAAAGCGGAATTAATCCTAGTCGTGTTTGTTACGAAAGCTATGACCCTGAAATTTATGTTAATGAAAAAGCTGAAGTTTTTAATAAGATAAAAACCGTAGAGAAAAAATTAGTAAAACAAGATGCTATTGGTAGTGATTCTGAAAATTTTACTAAGATATTAAAATGGTTGACAAATAGAAACGATGCATTTGTAAGCGGAGAAAGAAATATTTATATTTTTAAGTTAGCATCAGCGTGTTGCCGTTTTGGTATTGAAGAAGATTCTGCAATAAATCTTATTTCATCAGAGTACACAGTTAGTAATGACTTTACTATGAGCGAAATGAAAAATGCAATCAAAAGTGCATATAGAGCAAGTAGGCATAATTTCAATACCGCAACAATACAGAAAGAAGTATTAGTAGATAGCACAACAAGAAGTGAGATTAATGTAAAGAAAGATTTTCAAGAGCATCAGGATGAGAATTACAGAGTCGAAGATGTTGTTTATGGTATTGATGTAAAAGAAAGAGCTTTACAGATTAATGAAAAAGGTTTTGAAAAGGTTATTGGTATTGGTGTACCTGAAATAGATTTTCATTTTAAGCCAAAAAGAGGAGAGATTACATTACTTACTGGTATTGGTAACTATGGTAAGAGTGCTTTTAAAAAATGGTATATACTTACAAGGATTTTATTGTTTGGGGAAAAGATTGCTACGTTTTCACCGGAAGATACCCCTGCTGAAGAATATTTTCATGATTATGTTGAAATGGTGTTAGGATGTGAGTGTACTCCATACAATCCAAATAGACCTCCAAATAAAGTTTATGAAGCAGCTTATGATTTTGTATCAAAGCATATATTTTACATAAGCGCTGAAATGTTGTCACCAACACCTCAATATGTAAAAGAAAAGTTTTTAGAATTAATTATTCAAGAGAAGGTTGACTTTTGTTGTATTGACCCATTTAATCAGCTTACAAATGATTATAAAGGTTTTGGTGGAAG